TGGGCGTCCTGAGCGAACTTCTGGAGCAGGGCGTCGCCACGCGCGAAGGACGCCTTGTCCTTGCTCTTGTCGGTGACCTTCACCGCCGTAACCAGGTCGCCGGGCGCGATCAGGCCGTCTCGGTGCGCCGCGCGCACAGACGCGTTCTGCACTCGCTTGAACATCGCCCACGACTGGTCGGCGGCGCGGAGCTGCGCGGCCACCTCCGGCGGCGAAGATGTGATCATCTGTTCGTGCAGCCGGTCCTTGGTGTCGCGCAGGATCTTGCCGAGTTCTCGCACGTCGCTGTCCTGGTCGCCGCCGCGTCGCCGGGCTTCCTGTGACAGCTTGCTCTCAACCTCCTTGAAGGTGCGGCCGTCCATGCCGTTCGGGCCAAAGCGGTCGAGGATGTCTTCGTTGATGATCTGTTCGAACTGCTTTCTCTGGTCCGGTTTCAGTCGCTCTCCACGGGTGCGTAGAGCCGCCAGATCGGCGGTGAATTCCGGAGTGTCATCGATCTTGGCCTTGGCCAGGGCGGCGTCATAAACCTGACCCACGGCCTTTTCGACCCGGCCCAAGCCTTCGTGACCCACGGGGCCGGTCTCTAGATAGGCCTGCTTAATCGGCGCCAGGACCTCGTTGTAGCTGGCGCGGTTGAACTGCTTCACCCCGTTCAGTCGCTTAGCCTCGATCGCCGGCCCCTGGTAGGGATCGCTCGTCAGCTTGTCCTCGCGCGTCTTCGCCGCGCCGCCTTTGATCTGCCCGGGCGTCAGGTCGGTGATGCCCTTGTCGTGCAGCGAGCGCACCCGCGCGTCGTACTTGGCCGCATCCGTCGTCGCCGCCAACGCGTTGCGGTCCGGCGGGGCCATCCTCTGACGCTCTTCCGCCAGGCGCGCGAGGCGCCCGACTTGGGTCACGTCCTCCAGGCCGCCTAAAAGGCCCGCGGGCGAGCGCGCGCCGCCCAGGGCCGTCGCCAGCGCGTTTTCGCCCCACTTCGGGTCATAGGGATGTCCCGGCAGGTCCGGAGCGTGCGGCAGCATGGAAGTCAGCTTACCTGCCAAGGTTTCCGCCGGCCGGGCGGGCAGGTTGGTCACGTCTCCAATCAGCTTTCCGACATTGCCGAGTGTGTTGAAATCCCGGTTCAGGCCGGCGAGCGGGTTCAGTGACGGCTTGGGTAGTGCACTCGCCTCGCGGTAAGTCTTGGCCGCATCCTCTCCGATGCGGCCAAGCTCACGCTTCCCATAATCCATTACTCGATCGCCCAGGCCTATAGCCGGCGCTTTCGGGGTGACCTTTGCTGGCGTGCTCGGCTTGGCATCCAATAGGCTATCCGCAGAAGGGAGCGGCTTGGCATCCAACAGCTCGTCGGCGCTCGGCAGCGCAACCTTCTTTACGTAGGCTTGGGTCTCCTTGTACTTCGGCACCCCGCCGGCGCGGTCCACGGCGCCCGGCCCGGCGTTGTAGGCGGCGGAGGCCAAGCGCGTGTTGCCGTCGTACTTGTGATAGAGCTGCGAGGCGTACTTCGCCGCGCCCTCGATGTTCTGTTTCGGGTCGGACACATCGTCCACGCCCATCGCCTTCGCGGTGGCGGGCATCAGCTGGCCCGGTCCGCGGGCGCCCTTGGACGACACGCCTTCGGGATTGCGGAAGCCGCCCTCACCGTCGCCGATCAGGCTGAGAAACCACTTCTTGGGGACCCCATGACGGTCGGCGGCTTCCGCGGCGACGGCCTGAAGATCGTCGGCCATCAGTGCGCCCAGCCGTTGTCTTGCAGTGCCTTCTTCGCAGCTTCGCGGGAGAGCTTGCCGCTTCGAAATGCAGCGACCACATCATTCGGGTTCTTGTAGGAGCTTCCCTGCGCCGCCTTCGGCTTCTGGCTATCGATATCCATTTCGATGTGATGTTGGCGGGCGATCCGCGTGGCATCGTCACCGCCCTCGGACAGCGCCTTTCCCTCGGTGATCATCTGATCGACCACCGCATCGTGCGCCGCCTGGCTCTGGGCGGTGTTCAACATGGCCCGGGCGTGGTCCTGGGCGCTGACGGTGGAGACGCCCCCACGGCTGGCCAACGCCCCATAGCCGTTCACCAAGGCGTTGTCGGCGGCGAAGGCCGCAGCCTGCTCCGGACTAGAGGTCTGCCGCTCCACGGCATCCTTAAGCTTGTTGAAGGGCATGAACTGGGTGCGGCTCAGCTTGGAGTAGGCCTCCTTGGAGACCTTGGCGGCGCGGTCCACCTCGGACGCCGAGAATTCGATCCCCCCGCGCTTGGTGCCGATCGCCCCCTGCTCCCGTACGCCGGCGCCGTATTGCGCGGCGAAGTCGGCCACGTCAGAAGCTGTCGCGTCCGGATGCTCTTGCATAAACTTGCTCATCGCGAGTTGCGTCGCGGACCGTGGCGTGCCGCCGCCCATCTTCGCCGCGCCTTCGGGGCTGTAGGGCTTGCCGTCGAGCGTGGTGGCCTCGTGGGTCCCGGGGTTGTAGCGGTAGGCCGTGTTCGACTTTGGATCGACTAGGACCTCCCACTTGCCCCCCTCAGTCGTGCGGTCGTGCTTCTCTCGCTCTTCCGCCGTCCTGGTCTTGTCCGCCTCCGTCGTCTCGAACTTCTGAGCCGCGATCCTCTGCTCGGCGGTCATCGCGTGATTGCGAAGGCCGGCGGCGTCCAGAGAGCCAACCTGCTCCCAGGCCTTTTGCTTCGCCTCGTCGCTCACCGGCGCGGCCATGATGTGGTCGCGCAGCTTCTTTCGGGCGGCCTGAAGGGCGATCTCCGGCGAGACGTTGCCGCCCTTGATCGCGCCGTCATAGTCGCCGACGACGGTCGAGAGAAACTCGGTGTCCTGCTTCTGGCGGGCGGCCTGTGTCTCGCTCTCCATGTGGCCCGTCTGGGCCTGGTGTTCCTGCACCGTGGATATCTGCCCGGCCAGCTTGGCGGCGGCCTCCGGGCTCACGCGGGAGAGCTGGGCCAGCGTGTTCGTGGTCGGCAAGCCCGTCGCCGGGTCTACGGCGTCGGGCTTGGCCATCAAGTTGCGCAGCGCGTTCTGGGACTGCATCTGGTCCCGCATCTGCCGCAGTTGGTAGGCCTCGCCGATCACCTTGCCAATGTGACCTTGCAGAAGGATGGAGGGATCTGTGGGCATGGTCAGATGAGCCCTGAAACGGCCGCGTTGCCCTCGGCGGTCGGCGCGACACCGCCAAGGCCGCCGCCGCCGCCATTCAGAAGCTGTGACAGCAGGAAGTTCTGAATACCTCCCTGCGCCGCGCTCCCGGCGCCCACCAGGCCCGCCGACTGGACATTGCCGGCGCCGATGATGTTTTGGCCGATCTGGCCTCCTACGTTGGCGGAGATGCCGCCTTGCCCCGCCGCCGCGTTCTCGCCCAGCTGCGCGAGGCCCATCTGATTGCCGACCGACTGCTGATAGGTCTGGTCGGCCAGGCCTTGGCCATAGCCCATGAGGGCCTTCAGCGTGTTGCCCCCGCCCACGCCCCCGGTCGCCGTGGCATTCGACAGGATGCCCTGAAGGCCCTGCCCGAGCTGGAACTGATAGCCGGGTGTGGCCGCCAGCGCCTGCTCCTCCCCCGCCGCGCCCTGAGGGCCGTTGCCCAGTAGGTTCTGAAGGTTGGGGATTGCGGCGCCGCCCGCACCGATGAACGGCGCCAGGTTCTTCTGCGTCGTGGCGAACATTTGCTGTTGTGCCTGCGTCGCCTTGTCGGCGGCGTTGGCCTGATCGTTGGCGCCGAAGAGGGACGCGATCCCTCCGATGGCGCCGCCGGCGAGGGCGAAGAAGGGAATGGCGGTCTCTCCTCAGGCGGCTTTCTCAGCCAGCTTGGCCAAATTCCAAGCGAGGCTGGACTCGATATGCATGTGCATCAGCTGGTCGAGGTTGGTCGGTGGATTGACCCTCAGCCAGGCGAAGCACTCGTACAGCGTCTCGATATGGCACAGATCGTCGTAGCGCACACGCAGGATGCTCGGGTGGTCGTAGGCCAGCGTCGCCTCCAGCGCCTTCAGGGCGACGGAGACCCGTCGCCAGTCCAGGCGATGGGTCACGGCCACATACCGGTCTAGCGAGGTCACCACGTCTTCGAACGGTCGCTCCACCACGAGAACCTGAGGCTCGAACTCGGCGATGATGCGCGGAAGCCAGATCCCCGCGGCGCTGTCCGACACGCCCACTCGCGGTTCCCAATCGGGCGCGAACGCCTCCAGCCCATCCCGTGCGATCGGCTCATGAAGCGCGCCCGTCGCCACGGCGAACCAGGCGGTTCGGGACCTGGGCAGGCCCGTGATCATGAAGCGGCCGCTCATGGCGTGAACAGCACGCCTGCGAGTTCAGAGACCGTCACGGAGGTGTTGGCGCTGGCCTGGGCCTGAAAGAACCCGCCGCTGGGCAGGACGGGGATGTCGAGGTCCAGATGGGCGTTCGCCGCGATGCTTTCCGCATTGGCCACGCAGTTCGCTGTACCCGCGGCTCCCCCCGGCTGGATCGCAAACGCGGTGATCGTCACCGGGCCGGCCGTCGTATTCACGAACCGGACCCGCAAGTTGGGGAGCACAGAGGGGGGCGTTGACGGCACGGTGTAGATCGTTGCTGCGCCCGTGGATAGGACGGTAGGGGCGAACAACTGGGTAATGGTGATCGTCAACGCCTAAACCCCTCTCGGACGGTAGGAATATGCGGCAAGGCGAGCTACCACGCAACGTCCGGCGGCGGCTACGCGTCTGTTGACGCCCAGAAAGTGCCCCAACTCTGTGTACTATCTGTATGCGCGGGAGCGGTAGTTGGGAGCGCTCCCGATATAGAGAAAAAGGTTACTGGAAGGGTAGAGCCTGAAGATGCAATAGAGATTGTCCCGCCGTTTAGCCCTAGGCCTATGTATAAGGACGTTCCGTGAGTTACAGCTAAGGGGGAAGTTAACGTAATCTTGTTTAATCCCAATGTTAGTCCTGTAATCTGAGAACTGCTTGCGAGTAGCGTAAGTATAGAATTGTTCGAGGTATTTACGCTATATATACCAGCCTGCACCTGAACTGTAGGGAATGCACTAACAGACCATAGCTTAATAGACTTAATGGTGGCATCTGAAGGAACTATAATAGGCTTTCCACCATAGTTACCGCCGGCAAAAGAGGAGCCTATTGCGATATGTAGAGGCCTATCTAGGCCTATCTCATTTGTACCATTAATGCCGCTCCCACCAGTGGTGGAGATTACTCCGCCTGATGAGGTGATAGTTGTTCCATCTACTTTCACTAAACCGAACTGTGCCGCCGAAGCCTTCTGCACAGCGGGGGCCGCATCGCTCCGCATAAAGGTTGTAGCCGTGCCGTTGACAGCGACATCAGAAGCTGTGGCCGTGGGGTTCGCCGCTGAGATGGCCGCGAAACTGAACTGAACATAGGTCAGCGCGTCCGTGCCAACCGTAGTCACTGTGGAGGTCAGCAGCCAGCTCGATAGGGCGTTCACCGTCCCGTTGACGACGGGTATTGCCCCCGTGTTGTTGATGTCGCTCGGCATGTCGTAGTCGAGGGCGCGGGTCAGGATAGGCGGTAGCAGGACCGTCTGTATCTGGGTGACGGAGTAGACGCCGTTGCGGGCGCCCGACGGCGAGACCGTGTCGTTCTTGACGAGAAGCCGCTGCCCGAGGGCGGAGAAGGTGAAGCCGTCGATCACCAAGGGCGTGTTGGTCGCGCCGGTCAGCGTCGCCCCTATGCCGCCCGCGCCGTTGCTGTAGGTGAAGCTGCTGGTGTCCCCCGCAGCCGTCGTCGCGGCCTGAACGGTCACCGCGGGGTTTACGCCCGCGACTGCCGCCGCCACCGCCGCCTGCACCTGAGCGGTGGTGGCGATCTTCGTGGAGTTGTCCGACGCCGATTGCGTGGTGGTGGTCGGCGAGCCAGGCAGGTTGACGCTGCTGGCGATCGAGGTGGCCATGCCCACCGACGTGATCGGCCCCGTGAGGTTGCCAAACGCCGGGGCCGCGTCCGACCTCATGAAGGTCAGGGCCGTGCCGTTGACGGCAGCGGTGCCAATGGTGGCGGTCGGATTGGCGCCGACAGGGACGGCGACGGCGGAAGAGGAGGCTTGGCGAGCGAGGAACAGCGTCTCTAGCTGCTGAAGCCTGGGCAGGAGCTGCGCCATCGCGTCCGGCTGAGCCCGCATTGACAGGACCAGGTTCTGCAAATCGTCCAGCGTGATCGCAGCCTCGCCCCCGGCCAGGGTCTGCAAGCTGAGGATGAACCGATAGAACGCCGGCGTGGGCTGGCCTGTGCGAAGGTCGATCCACGCGCCGGGGAGTTGCGGGACCAGGATGTTCTTGGCCATTAGCCGATCTCCGCGCCCAGCAGCTCCGCCCTGAAGTTGTCGGTCGAGCTGAGTTCGAAGACCCGGCTCTCGTTCATCGATCGCCCCGTGGCGCCCAGGCGGGTGATGTGGACGGCCAGGGCCTTCTCCCCCGCGCGGCCGGCGCTGAGGTAGCGCTCCGGCGACCAGGATCCGCCGTTGTCGATGCTCTGGCGGAAGATCAGCTGCGGGCTCGTTCCGGGCGGCACGTCGGAGCCGGTGGCCATCTGAATGTCGAGGTAATTGACCTTTGCCGTGCCGTACTTGCTGGGGCCGGTGGCCAGCCAGGACCGCAGCCACTTTCGGGGCGCACCGGCGTCGGAATTAGAATTCAGGTCCAGCAGGTAGAGGTTGCCATTTCGATAGTCTCCCATGACGATGTTCTGATCGAACTTGACGGCGCTCGAGCCGGCGTAGCGGGTGAACTGGCCCTGGTTGAACCCCGCCCGCTGATGCCACACCGGGACCTTCATGCGGCCGGTTTCCTTCAGGTCCAGTGCCCAGGTTTCACCGCCGGTGGGGAAGCTGATCACGTAGAACGGGTGGCCGTCCTGGGTGTAGCCGAAGGCCGTCGCGTCGGCGGCCGTGGGATAGTTGTCGATGGTGTTTTCGATGGCATAGGTCGAGACTTCCAGCGGCTCATAGCCGCGGATCATGTAGACCTTGACGGTGCCATTGGTGGTCTGACCGAGGAAGAGCAGGGCGTCGTCCATCACCACCACGCTCGCGGCCGCCGCGCAGCCGCGGTCAGGATAGACGCCCTGAAGCCGCTGGAAAGAGAAGCCGTTGAGGCCGGCGTTGACGTAGAAGCACGTCGAGAACTGCTTCAGCACCGCAACCTGGTCGTGGAACGCCGCGAGCGCGATGATCGGCTCGGCGTTTCCATCCTCCGTGGTGAAGTTCAACGGATCCCAGGTCGAGAAGTCGTTGATATTCGATTGCCAGATGTTGAAGGTCCCGGGCTGGCTGAGCAGGCAGAGCGTGTCCTGGTAGATCGGAACGCCGACCAGGCCCGTGAAAGGCAGCACGACAGCCGTGAAGGTGGCGCCATTCCAAACCCATGCCCCGGCAGCATCGAAGAATGCGACCTGCGTTGGGTTCGACAGGATATAGGCCATGCCCGTCGTGGTCTGAAGCGTCCCGATGATCTGAAGGTTGAACCCATTGTCGATCTTGTAGACCGTTGGGCCCGAGACGACGTATAGCCCATCGCCAATCGCCGCCTGAGCCCGCACAGGGCCGCTTCCGAGGATCGCGGCTATGATGAAGCCGGGGCACGCCAAAAGGGCTCCAGGGGCCGTCCCCGTCTGCGTCTCCACGCCCTCCAGGTACAGGTTGATGCAGCGTTGGAACGCCAGGTCCCGCGACCGCGCCGTATAGGCCGTGCCGAGGATCGGGGACTTCATGCCGGCGTCACCGATCCGACGCTATCCGTGTACGGGTTGTAGCTGACCTGCGCGCGGCTGACGATTTCGTTGTCGTATACAGCAACGAGTTCGCGCTGGTTCATCCGCTTGATGGTCCCCAAGCTCTCCGCAGCCATGACCACCACGGCGGGATCGACGGGTCCGTCTAGGAAGGCCGGCTTCAGCAGCACCGCCAGGTTGGTGACGATCGCCAGCTCGTAGCCCGGCGGCAGGCTGAGATTGACCTGAAGATCCGAGAAATCCGACAGCTGTGCATAGCTGTCCCAGAACATCGTGTAGGCGAGGTTGGGGAAGGGCGTGATGTTGATGACGCCCAGGGGGAACTGCGGGTCGTAGAACAACACGTTGGGGAAGTTCGAGGTGATGATCGAGGAGCGGTTCGAGTAGAGGTTCCACTTGTCCCGCGGCACCACGCTCATCGGATAGTTGTTGCCATTCGTATCCTGCACATAAGCCGTGCCTGGATCGGTCAGGATCGAGATAGGCCGCACCATGTCGAAGTTGCCGCCCGGGCCAATGGTGTAGGCCGCCTGACCCGGGATCAACTGCGCCGACTGCTCCAGCACCGCGAAGCAGGCCAGCGACATGTTCGACCACATGTCCATCAGCTGGTTGAGCTTCTTCAGCCCGAACTGGGCGTCGGCGTCGGTGAGCGGCGAGGCGCTGTCGTACACGCCCAGCGTCTGAAGCGCGTCGGTGATCAGGTCGCGGGCGGTGACGGCCATGGCTAGTTCACGGAGCCTCTACGGGGCCGCTCGGCGCGGGTCTCTGCGGCGAGAGCATTGGCCGGATCCTCAGTGACGGCCTCGACCCGCGCAGCGCCGTCCAGAAGCGCCTCGAGCTTGGCGATCCGATCCATGAGGGCCGCGGTGTCAGGGCTTGCCGCCGCCGTGGCCTCAGTGACCTTCATCGCCGCGCGTGCCTCGGGGTCGATCGACGGATCGTCATCGATGCTGTTGACGAGGCGGCCCTCGACCCACTTCGGGTACTGCTGGGCCTGGTGAACGTCGGGGATGGGTCCACTGTGCTGGTCGGCCCACGCGGACGGATCCACATGGCCGGCCTCCCTGTAGCCCTGGGCCTCGTAGTACTCCTGCTCCATCTCGTCGCGGACGGTGACGGGCGGGAACTTCATCGGCTGGCCATGCGCGGCGCCCGCCTCACCCTTGCTGATCGTCGCCGGCTTGTAGGCGGGGTGCGCCATGGTCAGCGGGTACTTCTCATAGGTGTCGGTCATGGTGCGGGACGCCCTTCTGCATTTCGCGGCTGTAGAAGCCCAGGTTGATGAGCGCCGCTTGCAGGTTGCCGGCGGAGTAGCCCTTCTGAAGGATCACATGCCCGCGGCCGTTCCACAGCGCAATTTCACCAGAGGCCTGCTCGAACGCCCGAACGCCGCGGGGAAGGGGCATATCCAGAGGTTTGCCGTCGCGGACATCGGTCATGCGGCCTCGCTGGTGGTCTTGGCGGCGCGCGTTCCGAAGGTGTCGATGCTGTCGCTCAGCTTCGCGCCCCACCGGTTCGTGCCGCGGTGATAGAAGGGGATGTCAGGGTCGATCCACACATCGATGCCGGCGGCGCGGCAGGCCTGGCAGAAAGCATAGTCCTCGCCCCACCACAGACCATCGGCGGCCGGCCCGGAGTTGAAGATCGCGCGGCGATCGTGGAACGTGCCATCGGCTTCCATCTCTCGGTAAGGCGGCGCGGCGTCGTACAGCGCCTCCAAGACCCAGCGCTTGATGCGCATGAAGCCGGTGGGCGCCATGACGGCGCGGTAGAGGCCATCCTTCTCGACCAGCTGGCCGTCTTCGGCCTCGAGGCTGCACGGCCAGCTCAGCGTCTGCATCTTGTGGGGATAGACGCCGGCGATCACCGGAAGGTCGCTCTCGATGAACGCCAGGGCCTTTTCGCACGGCCACCCGATGTCGTCGTCCAGGAAGAACAGGTCCGTCCCGTCGCCCTTCAGGAACTCGCAGGCGGACGAGGACCTGGCCTTGGCGATGAAGGGGTCGCCCGGCCGGTTCGCCCACTCGTGCCTGATCCCACGCTCCAGCAGCAGCTTCTCCGTCCGGAGCGCGCTCATCAGGTATTCGAGGCTGACCTTGTGATCGAGGCACGGGGTTTCGAAGCGGACCATGCCAGGACCCTACTGCGAACGGAAAAGCCGAGCAATCTGGTCTATCGGCGGGCGTAGAACGAGAGGATGGAGCCGTTCACGAAATTGCCGGCGGCTAGGAAGAAGGACCCCGAGGTGATCGGCGCCGTCCCGCGATACCATGCGCTCTCTATTGCGGTCGTCAGAGTGGAGGTCGTGGTGCCAAACTTCGTCGCCATCTTGGTGTCGATGGTCTTCGGATTTGCACCGTTGAAATCAGCGATCCTGATCTCGCCGAGCGTGAACACGCCGGCCGGCGCCGAGGCCGCAGACGTGCCGCCCAGGCTCATAGAAGTGCTTGCGACCGTGTTCGCGGCCGATACCGTATTGGCCGAATTGTTGAAGATCGAGCCAAAGTCATAGTTCGCTGTGGTGTCGCCATTCAGCGTCATCAGAAGGTTGGTTGTCGTTGCTACGGTGTCGCTCCTGACCAACACGCGGATGGCCAGGTCCCGCGCTCACGTCGGCAGGGTCGGAAAGGCAACCGTCGCTTGGCTGCCTGAGGTCACAATAGCGCTGATCAGCACCTCCGTGGGAGGCTCCCACACCGCCGCCCCTGTGGCCACGCTCAGCGCCGTCCAGATGACGCCGGTAGCGGTGTTGAGCCAATTGGAGCCGGCTGCAAAGCCCTGGGTGTTGTCGTTGCTCACGGTGGGGTCCGTCGTGGTGACGTTGCCCTTCAGGATCGTCGGGAGGCCGGAAAGGTCGGAATAGGCCCCGGATGTCGCTACTGGGGCGAGAACGGGCGTGCCGGTCAGATCTGCATAGGCTCCCGACAGCGCCACGGCCGCTAGCCCTGGCTGGCCTGTGAGATCGGCGTAAGCGCCGGTCAACGCGACAGGCGCGAATAGGCCGTTGTTGCTGTTGACCTTCTGGAAGGCAGTGCGAAGCGGGTCGCCGGAGCCGTCGTCCGGCGCGGAACCCACGTTGATGTTCTGAAGCGCCATCAGGTTTCGTCCGCCGTGACCAACGTGCTGTCAACGGTGATCGCCGCGCTATCCGCGGTAACCCCCCCAGGAGGGGGCGGTGGCGGGGGAGGGGATACCGCCGCCACCGCGGCGACTAAGGGCCCGCCACAAGGCCGAGAGCGACCAGGGCGGCGTGATCCGACGTGGGGCCTCCCACCTGGGCGTTGAAGGCCGTGGACGATCCCGCAGCGGCCAGGGCCGCCGGGAACGAGGCGATGACGTAGACCTCGCTGGGCGGGATGATCGCGGCGGCGGTGTTGTTGATGAAGTTGATCGCCAGCGTGTTCGCCGCCGAGACGCGGGCGCCGCCGATCCCGATGCCAGCCGTAACCGAGGGCTTGTTCACCACCACCTGGGAGCCAGCCGGCAGGCCGGCGACCGTGAACGTCTGTTCCGCCGTGGTGTTGGCGGCGACGGCCACGGGCGTCAGCGTCTGGCTGAGCGAGCGCATGACGGCGGCGAGGCTCAGCGCCGGGGCGCTGAAGAACAGGTAGCTCTCGCCGGCGGTCGGGGTGATCGTCGCGGCGGTGAAGTTGGCGAAAGTGATGCCCACCACGCCGGCGGAGACCATGCGGGCGTCCACAATGCCCAGGCCGGCCTGGGCGGTCGGCTTGTTGACCACCACCGGAGATCCGGCAGGCAGGCCGTTGACGGTGAACACCTGCTCGCTGAAGGCGTTGGGCGCCACCGCGGCCGGCGTCAGCGTGGCGCTGATCGTCATCGGCGCCGGCACCACGTCGAAGGCGTAGGTCTGGCCGGCCGTGGGCGTGATGGTCGCCGCCGTGTCGTTGGCGAAGGTGATGCCCACCGTGTTCGCCGCCGACACCCGCATGCCCACGATGCCAATGCCGGCATCCGTGGTCGGCTTGGTCACCGCGACCACCTGGCCGGTCGCAACGCCGGTGACGGTGAACGTCTGCTCAGCGCTGGTGTTGGGCGCCACCGAGGTCGCCGTGACGGTCACGGCATAGACGGTGACCGTGCCCGTTGCTCCGCCCTGTGACCCGGTGCTGCCCGGCTGGGCCACCGGCGCGGCGCC